CCCCCAGATGTTGCTCTAAGTGCCATTACAGACCCTCGCCCGGAGTAACCTCAAAAGCGCCAACAGCGTCAGCCTTAAACCAAGCGTTCGGAGGAATTCCGCCGATCACCTCAACCGAGCTAGGTAAGAAACCAAGCGTTGCCGCCGATGGATTACCGGCTGTCGGAGCCGTCACAGTAATGGTTGGCGTTGGATTACCTGGAGCATCATAAGACCAACTGATGTATTGCACCGATGCGCTCGTGTTACGAATCCGATAGCTTGATGGGTTGTCATTGTTTTTTGACGCCACTTGTACAGGAGACGTCCCAACAAGATACGTCGGACCAAACGGCGTGAAAGGTGAGTTATACATTCTTGCCCTCTTTCGGCCAGGTAATGTTGAACGGATCGGCCTGCTTGGTAATGTCCCGCAGCGCTTGCCGGTAAACCGCCCACGTCAGATTGTCCACCGGAGCGTCAGCCACTTGCGTCCAGTCTGTGTCCTTGAGCATCTGGTTGCGTTGATTGCGGATCACGGCCCATTGCGTGTCAACCCGTGCTTTAAGCTCGTCAGCAGTCAAAGGCTCCACGGCAACCAAACAGCACATTCCGTCATAAAGATGCGGAGCGGCAGAAACCAGCTTTTCAGTTGCGTGATCATATGGCTTCCATACCGAGATGACGTAGTACCCTGCCTCGGCAATCCAATCGAGCGATGGACCACGGTCGCCAAACGATGTATTGGGAAACCATTCTGTGTGGTCTTTGATGACCAGATCTTGATTAGCGAGCTGCATAATTACCTCGTTGGGAATGCTGCTGTTGGCGTTGTGATGGTACGAGCAACGCCGTTGGTTATGCGTAAGTCTTGAAGATAACCATTCAAAGGAAGTTCTGTGAGATACGGAGTAATACCAACTGCAAAATTGGCCGCTGAATTTAACGATCCGGTTGCCGTTTGTGCAGAGCCAATTGCAGAACCGTTTATATACGCTTGCACAGAATTGCTAGAATTTCTTGTGATTGCCAAATAATACCAAGTTCCAGACGTCAGCGTAGTTGCGTAACTTAAAGTGGCCGTAAAAATTACACCATTACCATAAGAAAAAGTTACCGAGGAATTGTTTGCCCGAAGAAGCCATGCAAAAAGAGATGTGTCCCATTTGCAACACAACGTCTGATTCGTTGAAGAAATCGAAGAAAAATAAACCCACATTTCAATTGTGAACGCACCAGCAAGAGCCGGTACGGTCGCGCTTGGCATAAGCAAATAATCGCCAGTTCCATCAAACTTAATGCTTGTGGGCGACCATTTGGATTGCGTGGTTGACGCTTGAGCATCTCCAACTGTGATTGAATTGTTCTGAACCGCAGCGTCGTAAATCCCCGCGTTGGTAAAATTTGTCAGCAAAGAAGTGTTAGTGATTGCTGTAACTGGCGACGTTGGTGGGGTAAAGTTGGCGGTATAAACAGCCGTGCCCTTAACAATGCGAAGATTAGAAATATAACCTTGCATCAATCCATTGGCGTTTCCATTTGATGGACCGCCTACGCTCAAAGGTGTTGAATTGTTGCTTATTGAAGTTGAATAAGTTACAGAATTTCCGGCATCAACTCCGTTAATAAAAGCCTTCACCGTTCCACTAGCCCTCGAAAATGCAACATGAGTCCAAGAATTCAACGGAACGGCTGTGTTTGAAAGGTAAGCGCCAGAAGAAGACACGCCAATTTGAAAATACAACAAACCCGTCGACGTCAAACAAAGTATCCAGTCAGAACTAACCCCGTATACCTGCGCGCCAGTTATTAAAGATCCATAATTGCCAGATCCAATTCTGGAGGTAGTATAAATCCAAGCCTCAACAGTAAAATCACCTGTTCCAAACGCAAACGCAGTATTTGCTGGCGTAGTCAAATAATCCGTACTGCCATTGAAGTAACTACTCCCCCCATACGCCGCAGCGGTGTACGAAGCAGTCGGCGAGAACGGCTGGAATGCTTGGACCTTGGGAGTGCCGTTAGCCGTGATGGTGAAATTGTTGGTGCTGTTGTCAATAAACCTGTTGCTTTGGCAGGTTAGCAGGGAAGTGTTGGTGATTGCCGTGAGCGGGGTTGTTGATGGCGTGAAAGCGCCGGTGTAAACCGCTGTGCCTTTGACCACCCTATGATTGGAAATATAACCATTAACAAATCCACCAGCGGCGGCGCTACCACTATTGCCAATGTACAAAGTATTTTGAGCAATATTGCCGCTAAAAGCAACCGCCGTTCCGCCAACTCCATTAACATATATTTTTGAGGAGCCAGAACTCCTAACCGCCGCAACATGATACCAAGTATTTGCAACCAAAGCCGTTGCACTAAGAGCGTAAACCGTAGTGGCGTCTGTTATTCCAATAGTGCCACTTGATCGAAAATTAAAATAAAAACCATTTGAAGGCGTGCCGTAATTACCAATAAAGGCAATATCTGCAAAACCAGTAGGCACGGCCAATAAATATATCCAACATTCTATTGTAAAATCACCGGTTCCTAGCGCAAATGCAGCATTACTTGGGGCAGACAAATAATCTGTGCTGCCATTGAAATAATTACTCCATTGACCATTCGGCCAATACGGAGTCACAGAACCCTGCGTCGGGGTTCCGTTGCGCGTGATCGTAAAGTTATTGGTGCTGGAGTCCAGAAACGTATTGTTTTGCTGCCCGTTGGTGCTGGTTGACTCCAACAACAACGGGACATAAGGGAAATACGGATCTGTTGCAACAGCCGATGCTGCTCGGCCTGATTTGGATGCGGCAAACATTATGTGTAGTTTTGTCCGATTGTGGTTCCGAACCAGCTAGTACCGTTAGAAAAGAACGAGTAAATGTCCTTTTTGCTTGCGGTGCTAGTTACCGTTGGAGCGGTGGCTCCTGGCCATGACACGGTTGACCAAGTAACTGTCCGGCTTCCGGTTGCGTCCTGCGACAAGATGATAATAAACGATTTGCCAGCAACCGCAGTCGGCATTGTGATCGTTGCATTACCCGTCAGCGTCAGATTTTGAACCGTACCGTTTGCCAAATCGACCGTGATCGCCGTGCTGGTATTAGCGGAGTACAGCGTCTCGACGTAGTTGGTGACCGTTGGGTTGGTCATCGTCGCCGTCGTGATCGCGGGACTGGTGCTAAACACAATATTTGTGCTGGTCGTACCAGTTGCGCCAGACGCCGTGTAACCCGTGATGTTATTGAACGCCGTGATGCTGGCTGACGTTGCATTTGTGCCGCCATTAGCCACCGGCAACGCCGTGCCTGAGTATGACAGCGTTAATGTTCCGCTCGTCGTTACTGGGCTGTTGGTAACCGTAAAGATGCTCGGCGCACTCAATCCAACGCTCGTCACCGTGCCAGAGCCAGATGGCGATGCCCAAGTGCCATCGCCGCGCCAGAACGTGCTAGATGACGCGCTAGTGCCGCTATTGAGGTTAGATACAGGCAAGTTGCCGGTGACGCCCGTGGACAATGGCAGACCAGTCGCGTTTGTCAGCGTGACGCTCGCCGGCGTCCCCAAAACCGGAGTCGTTAGCGTTGGGCTGGTCGACAGAACCACGTTGCCCGTACCGGTGCTGGTTGTGACGCCTGTGCCACCGTTGGCAACAGCCAAAGTACCCGTCAGCGTAATGGTGCCTGACGTGGTAATTGGACCGCCGGTTGTTGACAAACCAGTTGTGCCACCTGCCACGTTGACCGATGTAACGGTTCCAGCGCTTGCCGCTGGCGTCGCCCAGGTTCCGTCACCGCGCCAAAAGGTAGTGCTAGATGCGCTGGTTCCGCTATTCAGATTGGCCACCGGCAGATTCCCGGTAACGCCAGTTGAAAGCGGCAGACCCGTCGCATTGGTCAGCGTTACGCTTGCCGGCGTGCCGAGCGTTGGCGTGGTCATCGTCGGGCTGGTCAACGTCAACCCAGCAATCGTTGCAGCAGTCGCGCCAAGCGAGATCGCAGTTGATCCAACTGTCACCGATGAATTGGTCAATCCAGCATTAGGGATTGTCGTTGCAGCCGTTACAGCGCTTGCGCCGTTAGCGTACATATAACCAGTCAAACCCGTGACGGTCAGCGTACTGAACGCGCTGGAACCCGATGCAGCAACTTTTTGCCATGTGCTGCCTTGGAAGATTGCCCAGTCGCCAACGGCCCAAGACGTGATGCCGTTTAGGTTAGTCGAGCCAGCCGTCGAGACAACGTAGTAAAACCCGACCGTTCCAACGCTCGATGTAAGCGTCGGGCTATTAGTCGAAGCATTCCACGTCCCTTGGTAGCTATTGCTGGTTGTTGCAATCGTGCTAGCAGAAGTAATGCGCCCTTGAGCGTCAACCGTAATTTGCGGAATGCCGATAGACGTGCCGTAGGTTCCAGCGGTGACAGCAGTATTCGCTAGTGCAATCGTGCCGGTCGACGTAATCGGACCACCAGTTAGCCCTGTACCTGTTGCGACGTTAGAAACGCCACCCGCAGTTGATGCAATAGTGACTGTGCTACCTGCGCCGCCATCGGTGATCGTAATGTTGCTGCCGGCTGTCAGAACCCGATCGTTTGGCAAACTTGCTGATGCTGAAAGCACCACATAGGTATCGGTTGACGGTGCGCCGCCCGAGCTGATTGGCTGGCCACCATTGCCAACCAGAGTAATAAAATTTCCGTTCTCGTCGTAAGTTGCGCCAACGGGAACCACGTTCTGCGACGTGACGGTATTGACCTGATTCGTCTGTGCCATTTTCTATTCCAAAATTAAAGAGAAAAAGCCGACCCTTTGGAGATCGGCTTCTTCATCTTGCTGCCCAGATTAGGGCTGGAACGTGAGATCGTAGCCGTACACAAACACGTCAACGGTAGCAGGGTAAGACGCTGCCGTGCCGACGTTAAAGTACAGGTTCTGACCCGTTTGCGCTGCCGTAGACGCTACAGTTCGCTGCGACACGACCGTGGCGCTGGTCAATGCGCTGAGCGTTGCATTGGCAACGATTGCGGTGCCGCTTGCGCCAGGCGCTGGAAAGACACCGGCAAAAGGGACAGTTGCTGTGCTCAAGTTTGCCGAAGCGTTGGTAACGATGACGTTAGAAACGCTATAGCTGCTTGTGTTAAGCACTGGCAGAACGGTGTCACCCGTCACTGCTAGGCTGACTGATTGGAAAGACGCCAACAAACGCAGAGCCTGGTTTGAACCAAGCACCTGTGGATGATTGGCAACGGTAGTTGCGGGTCCCGGATTCGCCATGATTTATTTCCTTAAATCTTTATTGATTAAGCCGCGACTCGGCAACCCAGCTCTGGGTAGAGCATCGCCCAACCGTAGAGCACATCAAGACGGCAAGGAATACTGTCGTTATTGATTGTATACTGCCTACAAACACGAATGGACAAGCCGAGTTCTTTGTCCGATGCACGTCCAGCAAAT